TAAACACAAACCAGTTTCACCGTTAAATTTTGAGTAATTATCTTGCGTTGCCACATAAAAATAATTATTATTAAGTGTGTTTATATTCTTGTCGGACCCGGCAGAACTTATGGCATTTTTATAAATTCTTATTAGTCGGTATGATGAACCGGGAGTTACAGTCACGGTAAAATTCGTCCACTCTCCACGCTCTAAATCAAAAGAAGAAATGTGATTATAGGTATTTGTCCATATCAACATTTTTCTATTGTTGAAACTACTTCCTCCCACAGCACAAGAAAAAAGACGACCCACAGCCGCATTATTTCCATAGCTAAATATAGAAGCAAGGGTGCCGTAATCAGTAGTGCTATTATCCTTACACCAGAACTGCATAGTTCTGTCGCTTGTTCCGTCTGGTAGCGAAGAAATAGTTGGGAATTGAATATAGTCACTCGCTCCATCAAAAATAAAAACGCCACCATTATCACTACTAAAGTTAGCAGCATCCATATTAGTCAACGTACCATCATTACCACCCTTCAAGTCAGTCCAAGTGGTTCCCGTTTTAGGATAGCTTCTTATATTAGCAGCGTCAACACAGAAAACAAGGTTTTCTGTAACTATTCTAGGATTATATCCAGTTCCCATTACCACTCTACCTCCAGCTTGTCAACATCCTTGCGCTCGCCGTATACTACATAATCATAGTAACCACAAACGCCGCCCACACGAATTTCGCGGTTACTTTTCTGCTCCACGAATAGCGGCTGGAATTGACCCACTGGAGTTAATGTAACAGTGATGGAACCGTTATGAACAAGATCGCGCCAGTAGTCTGGCAGAGTAATAAATCCTTTGTCCGTAGTTCCTCGTACATAAACCCCGTTCTCTGGACCTTCCAAAGACGCATACTGAAGGCGCATCCCATCTCTGGACGGGTGATCAATCAAGAAGCTTTTTGTTGTTGCTGTAAAAGCGCCAGTTACATCAAGATTACCCTGAACAGATCCAGATATAGTAGGTGAAAAGATTATTATTGAATCTGCAAATTCACCCATTATAACTTCACCAGAAGCAGTAACTTCAAACATAGGTAATCCGGTAATGTCGGATATGTTGAATATAGTTCCACTTGATAAGTTATCTGTTATACTAAATAATTGACCTTGAGTTCCTTGAAATAGTAATGCTGTTCCTGAACCTGTTGCGCTTTGGAAACTAGATTGTACTTCTAGATTTATTGGAGTATCATTTACACCAGAACCTTCAAATTTAAATTTTGGTATCACTACTCCGGTAGAACTTAATTCTATATATTTAAAAGTACCACTGCCATCAACAATAGAGCCTCCACCACTTCCGCCACCAATAGCAGAACCATTAAACTTTAGTGTACCTGCATCATTATAAAGCTTGTTCGTTGTAACAGCAGGAACACCAGATTGTATTGTTATTGGCTTATAAGCAATAAGGTCTGCTCCAAATTCAGCCAGTTTAACATTACCACTTGCGTCTACAGATATTAAAGATAAACCAGTAATATCATTTACAGAAAAAATTGTACCACTAGAAAGATTATCAGTAATACCAAATAATTGACCTTCTGTGCCTTCAAATACAAGAGCAGTACCAGAGCTACTAGCACTAGCAAAACTTGAAAGCACTTTCATTCTAATTTCTGTATCATTTGTACCAGATCCAGTAAACACCATCTTTGGTACAAAATTATTATTTGTGGTAAGTTCTATATATTCAAAATTACCACTACCACCATATACATTAAATTCTGTTCCAGATAAAATTAATCCAGAACCAGCGGTATAGGTAGTGCCTCCACCGCCACCTCCAATACCTGAGCCATTGAATTTAAGAACACCACCATCATTGTATAAAGTCCCATATGTAGATACGGGAACTAAATCTCCCAGTAAAATACCAGATGCAACGGTTAATAAACCACTGACATTGGTATCATAATGAAAGGTAGCGTCATTATTCGCAAGCTTTGGTACTGGACTATACGCCATGTGGATCTATTCCTTCTTCTGGATAAAGATGGTCATTGAGTGGACCTTCTTCTGCTTCTGGATCGTAAGTTAAATAATCATGATCTGCAATATCAACACCAAAAAACTCACAAGCTGCCTGTGGGGTTGGAAAAAAGTACCAGCCATCTATCGGCAATTCATAAGAGTCTTGCTGTGATTTTAACAAAGTAAAGTTCTTATTGTATACATTATTTGCATGTTGTATATAATCTCTTTCTTGTTCGTATTTATAATAACCTTCTTCTATATGGGCCATTTTTTCTCCTTTTAAGTTGTTACGGTCCAGCCCTTACTGAGAGCTTCTGAAAAATCTACTGTACTAGCAGTTGAAACATTAGTGAAATTTGCAGTTACTCCAGAAACACCACTTTCCAATGCGTTTATAACTTGCCTAATAGCTCCGCTTGCAATTGAAACAGAACCATTAAAAGAAATTGATGTATTTACATACGTGGGTAAAAATGAGTCTAGGTGCAACATATTTTCAAAACAGCTATTAATATTTACACCAGACAGGTTCCAAGCCGGTATTTCTCTAATATTTTGATGCCTCATCCACGCCCCCATAGTTGTACCACTAGCAAGTATCAACATTGGAGCAACGACCGACGTGGTTCCATAAAATAGCCAACCGGGACTTTGACATCCACTCACATTTAGTTCACCCCATTCTTCTACGCCATGCATACCATAAAAATTTGGGTTTGATGTAGCCTTTGGCATATGTAGGTTTCCAACCCTCCTACATGCACGAAGGTTAGAGAAACCGAACGGCTGGGTTGCATTTGGAGCAGAAATAGCTGGTATCTCTTCAATATACAAGTTAAGATCGCTATTGCTCATACTAAAAAATCCAGCAAATCCAATACCACTTGAAAAATCCCAATTTGGAAACTTTTTTAAATTTATCGGAGAGGTAATAGCGTAGTTGAAAGTGGTTACATTTGAAGTGTTAATCTCTGGAATATATTCTAAAGATCTACAGCCATTAAAAGTTGTATATAAATTGGTGACACCAGTACAATTCAGATTGTCAATCTTAATTTCTTTTACAGACCCACAGGCTTCAAAACAACCACCAAGATTAGTAACTTTATCTACACTGGAAAGATGAATATTTTGAAGACGAGAACAACTTCTAAATGTAGAACCAAGATTTGTTACATTGTCAGTATTCAAAGATGGCAAACTTCTTAATGAAGAACATGCATTAAATGTTTGGTTCATTGTAGTTGCACTTGAAGTATTTATATTTTTTACTCTTCTTAAATTAGAACAACTACTAAAGGCATAATTAAAATTAGTTACATGCGCAGTGGAACCCAAAAATCTAACAGCAGCTATAGCATTACAGCCATTAAATATACTTTCAAAGCTTGTCGCATTTGGAGCATATGGGAAAATTGCTTTTTTTAATCTTTTGTTTCCAGAAAAACATGATCTAACATCTGTAGCGTTTGAAAAATTATAAGTGGGAAATTCAGAAACACCAGTACTGGCAAATGTGACATAAAATTTAGTTCCAGAAGAAGTGTCCCAACTTGGAGCCGTTCTCAAAGAGCTGCAATAATAAAGAGCGTACTCAAAATCAGTTACATTGGATGTATTTAAATTAGGAATAGAAGTTAATCTAGAACAAGAAGCAAAAGCTCTATTTAAACTAGTCAACGTTCCGTTGTCTTGCATAGAAAATTCTCTTAAAGCTGTAGATCCTTCTAGCATAAGACTATATAAGCTATTATCGGCTATCGTTACCCTGTGTAAGTATCTAGCAACAGAATTTCTTTGTAAAGATCTACCAGTACGAAAATGTTTTAAATTACTCCAATTAACATAAAATTCTGTCCATTTAGAGTAAGAAAGAGCATATGCGTCTGTGCTATCATATCGAGCTTCTGCCTGACCATTAAAATAAATACCCGATAGATCTGCGGTAGAAGAACCATTAAGGGTTATTTTTACGATTGCCTGTCTACAGCTTCTACCAAAAACCGTAGTTTGCGTATTAGAATTAATATCAGAATAATTGTACTTATGAAGAGCAGTAACGCCTAATTGATTAGGAGCAGTAAAAGTTTCTACATTTCCGTCGCCCCAATCAACATCAATAGATCCAGCAGAGTCATTATTATTACCAAAATAAAATGTTATAATAACTTCTTCTTGATCTGTATCATAAACAGGAAGAATACCATAAATAACATCATCGCCGTTCGGATTAGCAGGAGGGTCTAGCCAAGTAGAAGGTTTTACCCAATCTTCTATAACTATTTCGTCAGGCACAATTGATTTATAGTTTTCAGTCGCTATTGTAGCGTTTATTTCTGTATTACCTACCTTAAACATTTTTGCTCCTATGTAGTTACTGTCCAACCCTTATTGGTTGCTATTGATAATGTAGTTGAAGAAAGTTGATAAGCGCCGTAGTTGTTTCGGATGTCGATAGTTTGACCAACCACTCCACTTGCAAGATTATTAAATATGTTCTCTATGGCTCCACTACCTAATGAACATGTATAATAAGATGTAGAAACCGCCAAGTTTTTAATATCAGACCAAACAAGGGATCTGCACCCCTGAAATCCGTACATTAAATTAACAACACCTGAAGCATCCCAGTCTGGAATGTGGGTGATATATTCTTGACCTAAAAGAAAATGATCAAGATATACGCCTGTTCCTAAAACAATATCTCCAAGTGTTTTAATATTAGCTTTAGCTGTATAAAATGGAGATCTGTCACTACCCGTTTTTCCAGATAGGTTTATACCTGAGATATTAGAAAAGTTGCAGTTCTTAAACATATCCTGAGTAATAGATGGACAAGAATTATAATCAACAAACATACCAGAAGGTATAGCTTTTAATGAATAACAATTTCTGAAAGCGCCTTGAGCATTAGTTATCTTGCTATTTATATTAATAAATTTTGCGCTTTTAATTTTGTAGCAATCGGTAAAGATATTGAGTATACTACCGTCAAAAGAAGAAAGGTCAATCGTTTGGGCTTCTTCAAGCTCATTGCAGTATCCAAACATATGGTTTACGGCAACTGCATTAGCAGTGTTAAATTCTGAAACTCTTAGTAGCTTTTTACTCTCGTAGAATGTCGTGAAAAAGTCAGTTACGCCCGTTGGCAAATTTTCCCCAGTGACCTCTCTTAATTCATCGCAATTTCTAAAGGAAGAATTCATATCTGTGACAGATGTAAGATCTTTTATCTCTACTTTCTTTAATGAGTCACAGCCATAAAAAGAGTTCCTCATCGTTGTGGCATTTGGAGCATAAAGCACTGGTATCTTTTCTAATTTAAGGCAATCTTGAAAAGTATTTTGAAGACTGGTGACTCCGCTTAAATTCATATCAGATGGAAGGTATATCATATCTCTATTTCTATAAAATCCATTGTATAAATCATATAATCCAGTAGGCCAAGAAACTCCATGAGGAACGGCTTTTAGGTTATGCATATTTCCAAAAGTGTGACTTAGGCTAGTGGCCTTAGAATAATCCCACTCTGGAAATCTTTCTAAAGACCTACACTCCCAAAAACAAGTATAAAAATCTGTAACATTGGAAGAATCATACGTAGGAACCGATCTTATTTTATTGCAGTTTTGAAATAGTCCACGCATAGTTGTAGCAGAAGAAGTATCTAAAAATGGAGCTTGTTGTAAATCAAGACACCCATAAAAGAAATTATTAAGATTTGTATTAGAAGAAGTCGCACCACTGTTCATAACAGCAACTTTTAATCCAATTGAATCTTTAAAAGGAGACTGCGCGCCGTCATAATAATTATCGCAATAAATAGAAATCTTCTCTAAATGTTTATTGTTAGTAGAATTATAGCATAATTTAAGTTCTGGAGCATTAATGCTAACTTCTAAAGCCTTGCTGTACTTGTTATAGCGAGAGGTAGTTATATGGTCGCTTTCGTTATATCCGTTTAATCTTGTTAAGTTTACATAATCTATACCGCTTACAGAGCCATCTATCATTATCATAGCCTGTCTAGCAACACGACCATTAAACATAAACTCGCTGTTCGCGGGAAGATCGGCAAAATTGAACTCATGAGTCAGCCAAAAACTAGGTGTACTATTAGCGGAATAAATTTCAGATGAACCATCTCCCCAGTCAATCGTACTATATGTTTTATAATTATTAGCCGAATCACCCCTTGTATAAATAGAAACCTTCTCAGGAGCAGACCCGCTCTCCACAGCAACTAAAATTGCAGCCTTACTATCTGTTGGGTTAAATACTGGCATATCTAACCATTCATCTGGACGTACCCAAGTGTCAAAAGGATATTGTTCATCAAAGTCAGTAGCGCCAAGATCAGCAGCACTATAAGGCTCAATAATCGAGACAGCATTTATTTCTGTTGAACTACCTAATTTAATTGTCATTTTTAACCTCTATGTTGTTACAGTCCAACCCTTGTCGGTTGCTATTGCAAGTGTAGAAGCACTAAGTTGTGCTGTACCATAATTTAATCTTATATCAATAGTTTTTCCAACAACTCCACTAACAAGATTATTGAATATATGCTCCAAAGCACCACTACTTAAAAAACAATCATAATATCCTATATTACAGCTTGTATTACGAAGATCAGACCAATACAAACTTCTACAACTATTAAAAGCAGAAGTTAAATCCTGAACACCAGAAACATCCCAACTACCAGCCATTTGCAATATAGTATTGCTTGCAAAAAGACCCGGCAAAACATCACCAGAAGCAAACGTTACATTTTCAATATCTTGTAGACCATACATAACAGCAAAAGCTGATCCTTGTGAATTAGTAATTCCAGAAGTCGTTATGCTTGGCATTTTTGATATATTCGTTTCTCTAAAAGCTTGGTAGAGGTCTACTGGTGTTGAGTAATAATCCTGAAAAAGCCCAGAAGGAAATTCCTCAAGCCTATAGCATCTATAAAAACATTGTCTTCCAGTGTTAGCTTTTCTATTGCCAAACCTAAAACCACCAACTCTTCTTAATTTCGCACAAGAAGAATAAAAACTTTGGTAATCAATTGCGTTAGAAAGATCATAAACAGGAGCTTCAACAAGAGAGTGGCAAGAACTCAAAAAAGCACCAACCCAATATGCTTTGGATAAATTTATATTTGGAGCTTCTCTTAAATTAATGCAGGCTCCGAACATATTATACATTCCTGAAGCCCAAGTTTCATCTGGATAGTCCACCTTCACTGATTCTAAATTATAGCAAGCATTGAAAGATTCTCTAAAATTTGCATTACTATTATATGAACCATTTGGCATACTACGAAGATCACCGAGATGAATTTTTCTAAGCTGATGACAATTTTGTGCAAACCTTCTCATATTTATACAACTCGGTAAATCAATTCTTGGCATACTTTTAAGATTATCACAAAGATAAAAAGCACTATCAGCACTTGTTACGCCTGTCATGTTCTGAAAAAAATCATTTGGTATATATTCTAAACTTCGACAAGAAGATAAAATACTATTAATCATAGTGGCTTTAGAAAAATCTACAACACCGGATGGAAATGTTTTTAGATTAAACATACCAGCAAATGCTCCAGCAAAATTAGTCACATTAGAATAATCAAGGTCTGGAATATAGTCAAGATTAGAGCTATTTAAAAAATTATCAACCCTATCAACATTAGAAAAATTATAATTTGGAATACCAGTAAGAGAATATGTATAAGAAAACATACCTTCAACTCTGGTAGCAGAAGATGTATCAAAATAAGGAACGCTTTGCAAAGAACGACAACCACCAAACATACTAGCAAAAGATGTAGCACTAGAAGTGTCAGCGTAAGGCATTTCAAAAACCCTTAACCTTTGCATGTCGTAGCACAAAGTACCGGGACTTAGAAATTCTCCTGTGGCATTTATAACTAGCCTCTCTACATTTCTCGGATAATTAAATTGATTTCCATATATAACTAAATATTTAATATTAGGACATTCTACATGTATATCCAATACGGGCATTGTTTGGTAATTATTTGCATATCCTACTCTTTGACCATTATTAAATTCATTAAGACCTATATATTCTATTCCGCTTACGCTACCATCTAGTACTATTAGAGCCTGTCTATGAAGCAACCCACCCCTCATGAACTCACTCTCTGGAGGAAGATCGTCATAATTATAAATATGAACCTGTGGGGTAATATAATTAACACTTCTCCAGTCAGTAGACGATCCACTTGCAACACTGGTTGTTCCGTCGCCCCAATCTATTGTAGTATAAGTTTTATATCCAGAAGCCTGAAAGCCCCTAGTGTAAATTTGTGCAGAAATATCTGTAGACCCACTTGGGAAAAATGCAAGTATTGCAGCTTTATCTTCCCCAGAAGCAAATGTTGGCATATCAAGCCAAGCACTTGGTCGAACCCACGGACCTTCTAATTCAAAATCAACCGTAGGAAGATCATCTCCATAAGGTTCGATCAATGAAACCGCATTTATTTCTGTATTACCAACTTTAAATGTCATTTTATTTTCCTTATGTTGTGACTGTCCAACCTTTGTCTGTTGCTATTGCAATATCAGAAGCTTGCAAATGAGTAGTTCCGTGATTTCTAGCAACATTAATGGTTTGACCAGTAACCCCACTTGCTATATTATAAAATATTTTTTTAATTTCACCACTACTCAAAAAACAATTATTGAAAGAAACACTAACAGACATTCCAGTAGCATTTACGACCGATAATTCATAACAGTTTGCAAAAGCAGCACCAAAATTAGTAACCATAGAAAGGTCGTAATGACCAATAGTTTTTAATCCCCAGCAGTTTGCAAGTAAATAACTCATGTTTGTGGTTTTTATATCTTGCGGCCCCTCTTGAAGCAATTTACATCCGTGAAATGGCTGAAACTGATTATTTGTCCCAGATATAACGTAGTGAGAAATGTCTTTTAAGCTATTATCGTTAAAGAACATATAGTCGCTATAATAAGGCGTAGAGTTGTAGTCTTGGAATAGACCAGACGGCCCCTTTTCAAGAGCATAACAATAACGAAGAGCTGAGCCTGCTCTCGGTTTACTTAACACGTTTCTAAAATTAACTTCTTTCAGGTTATGACAATAATCAAACATATAGTCCATATTTGTACAACTCGTCATGTCTATGACTGGATGATAAACAAGAGAATAGTTATAATAATAAGCGGAAGCAAAGTTTGTTACCTGAGAAGTGTCAAATTGAGGATGATTATTTAAAGTATGACACGCCCCAAAACATTCCTGCATATTAGTAGGCTGTACTAATTCAGAATTATCCCATGTTATTTTTTTTAAATTTACACATGACCTAAATAGTCTATAAAAATCGTTTGCGGAACCAACATCTCCTATTTCTATTTTTTCTAACGATTGACATGCCCAAAATGTTTGACGAAGACCATTTGATGCTAGATTTGGAGCATTTATTTTAGGGACATATTTTAAAGATGTGCAATAACTAAACATGCTATTTATACTTGTAGCATTACTTAAATCTATAGGAGGTGCAGCGCCTAGACGGTGACAGTTATAAAACATAGCACCAAAATTAGTGCCGCTTTGAAAATTATAACCAGAAGGAACAGAGGTTAGTTGAATGTTTTGATAAAACATATTACCAAAATCAGTACCAGCAGAAGTATCAAAATTTGGATAATTTTCTAAACTTTTGCAATGACCAAAAATATTATTGAAATTAGTAACATTAGAAGTATCATAATCAGGTATATATTTAAGACTTTGACAGCCAGCAAATATAGACCCCATATTTGTTATATTGGATGTGTTTAATTCTGGAGCTTTTATTAGTCTAGTACAGCCATTAAACATCTGTCTGGCATCTGTAGATGTCAATGTCGTTCCAGATCCTATTACAACATTCCTTAAATTGCTCATCTGATAAAATGTTTGATATGGATAAAGCCCACTAACATTATACTCTACATTTTCAAGATACTCATGTTCTGTGTAATTATTAAAAGCAAATACTGAATTAAATGCCTCGGTTGGACTATCTATACGGACATCTAAAATTGTTGTAGCTTTATTTTTAGAAGTAGTATTAGATCGCTGTGTAGTTGAAACAACAGAGCCGTCAGCGTCTGTAAAATAATTAGAATATCCATTCTTGCTAATAGAACCAAAATCCTTACCGTTCATAGATCTAAGATCAAGATAATTAATTCCACTTGCACTTCCGTCTAGTTGAATAATTACTTGCCTGACGGGTCTTCCTTGTATTGAAAACTGCGTACTTTCTGGAAGTAAATTAAAATCATATCTTTTATGAAAATAACCAAACCCACCAGCATAGTTAGTAGTGTCTCTTCTTGTTCCAGAAATTAAATCAGAACTTCCATCACCCCAATCAATTGGTATATATGTTGGACAATTATTGTAGTTGCCAGCTCCTGCGGCTGTAATACTAACTCCAAAATCATCATATCCACTTGGAACAAAAAGCAGTACAGCAACACCGCTAGAAACAGATGGCATATCTATCCATTCGCTTGGACGAACCCAGTCTTCAACATGTGGAGCATATGCAGCACTGTTAGATACGCCAATAGCGTCATCATACGGTTCAATAACCGATATCTTACCTATACTGTTGTTTCCTACTTTTATAACTGCCATTTTATCACCTTATGTTAATACAGTCCAACCTTTGTTGGTTGCTATAGCTAATGTGTTTGAAGATAATAAAGGAGCGCCCGGAGTGTTTCTTATGTCTATTGTTGCACTTGCAGTTCCCAACCAATTAAATATATCCTCAATTGCTCCACTAGAAAGAGATGTTCTATGATACCCTATATTACAAGTAACACCAGAAAGAGTTCCACTTTCCAAATTCCAACACTCATTAAACATAGATGACATGTCGTGGCAATTAGCAGCTTCCACAAACGGAACAGTTTTTAAATATTTATTAGATGAAAACAAATTTCTAATAGCAGCTCCAGACGGAATAACCAAATCACCTATTTCACCAATATGACCAAGCTCCATTCTTCCGGCATTTATATCGTTAGAATATGAATATAGCATATTACTACAATCAACATCTAAATTCACTTTGTTTTGACTACGATATCCAGCGCCGCGAAAAGCTAAGTAAGAACTATAAACTCTAGAAAAATCTAATTGTGGTATATTAAGGTGATAACAGTCTATGAACATCTGCTGAATTTGAACGTTTCCAGTACCTCTCGCTGTTATATCAATATTTCCAACATCTGTTAAGTTATAACAATAGGAAAACATACTGTTAAAATTAGTTCCATCTGGACTATTTAAGCCTCCCATTTTTTTTAAATTGTTACAATTATAAAATAAAGAATTCAGACCAGCCACTCCAGAAACATCAATATATCCTACATATTCTAAATTACGACAGTATGAAAATAAATTACGAAGACCATACGAATGAGAAGTGTAAAGAGGCTTTTCATTTTTAAATTCTGCCTTTTTTAGATTAAAGCAACTAGTAAAAATGTTAAACATCTCTCCATTCTGAGTTCCAGACGAACCAAGATCTTCTACATATACCGACTTTAAAGAATGGCAGCCGTTAAACATCTGTTGGCAGTGAACAACGTTCGGAAGATATAATCTTGGCGTTTCTTTTAAACTCCAACATTCAGAAAACATAAATCTAGAATCAGTAAGGCTTGAAAGATCCATTTCTGGAACACTAATTAATTTAGGGCAATAAAAAAACATTTGATATGTATTTGTAACATTAGATAGATCCCAATTGCCTGTAACTCTTTTAAGATTGTAGCAATAAGGAAACATGTTTCTCACATATTGACCATTAAGACCATTTCCAGAAGGTATATCTATGTGTATTTCTTCAAAATTAGAAGAACTAAACATGCCCTGCATACCGCCCCACCTACTATTAGCAGCATTGTAATAAACATTTCTGAAATCATATATTCCAGACGGAAAGGTTTTTACATTTTTAAAAAGCGCAAACATATTACGACATGTTTCAACTCCAGATGTTTCAAACTCTGGTAAATAATCCAAATTAGAATCATAAAACATTGAGTTCACACCTATAAGCTCATTAGAAGTCGTTATGTCAACAGACTTTAGTCTTTCTGTATAGGCAAACATACTAGTTAAATATTTAGCTTTTGGCGCATATATTCTAGCCCTCTCAAGAATTGGAAATCTTTGATCCCATTCGTCCCACCAAACACCAACTCTCTCTCCACTAGGGGCGTTAATATTATATTCTAAAATATTAAGAGCTACCCCCTGTCTATTTAATCCAGTATAGGTTCTCCACACAAGCTCATCTATTCCACTAGATCCTGCGTCTAAAGTAACAACAGCTTGTCTATATCTCATTCCCCTAAATTCAAACTCGCCACTTGGATTCAGTTGAGAATAATCATAAACATGCTCACCATAAACAGGAGAATTACCATAATGCTGGTTAAAGCTTTCCGTAGTTCCATCGCCCCAATCTATTGTAAAATCTGTAAGGCGGAAATTGGTATTAGACTGATTTGGATCATCTGGCCCCTTGCATCCTAATTTAACATAATTACTCAAACCTCCTCCGCTTGGTATAGCCCACAAAAATGAAGCCTTATGCTCTCCAGATCCAATTGTCGGCATATCAAGCCAGTGTGCTGGACGGCTCCATGCTCCACTCGGATATACATCTTCAACAATAGGTATCTCTTGAGGTTCAATAATAGATATCTTACCTATATTAGTATTACCAAACTTTAAATTTGCCATTATAGTATAATCCAGTTAGAGTTAGTTGACTGTACTTTAATGGACTGATATTGAGTACTCATATCAAACGACGGTTGACCGTCAAGTGTTTCACCACCAACTCCGCTAATAATTACATTTCCAGTAGTTGTACTTTTAATATGATACATCAATCCTCCATTTCCTACCGCTGATGGTAATGTTAATACCAGTGGTGATGTTGCATTTATAGTATAATCTGTAGAAAGAATTGTGGTATTTGATGATACCTCTCTGTATGGCTGGACTACCGGACCCTCTACGTCAGGGTCTGTAATAATATAAAAAGTTCCAGCATCAGGAGTAATAGCATCGTATTCCGCTTGTGTGAGCTTTTCGATGTGGTAGACCTGATCGCTAGTAATAACTCTTTTGCCACTAGCAGTGATATTTTCACTAACAGCAACAGCATTAGCGAATATTGCATCGCCGCTAGCAAGCGTTGGAATTGGATTGTATGTCATCTATTTTCTCCTGCTATGTTGTTACAGTCCAGCCCTTAGAATTTGCTATACCTATAGTTCCAGTAGATACAGCGGAAGCTCCCCAACAATTAGTGAAAGAAACAGTTTTCGTACTTGCAACTGTCGGAAGGTTATTTATTATGTTTGCTATTGCGCCACTACTTAAAAAACAATTAGCATAACTATGGTCAATACTCACATTTTTTATATCCGACCATTCAAATCTACTTGTAGCAGCATAAAGCCAATTTGTCAAATTTGTTACGTGTGTAAAATCTAAATCTCCAAGCGAACGCAGGTATGCACAGTCCCTAAACATATCTTGGGAATTACCACTTGGAGTAAAATTATTTACAGTTTCTAAATCGTACCAGCGACGAAATGCATAATAACCACTAGCAACTATATCTTCATCAAAAACTCTGCCAGTTTTTTGAGTATTATAAAAAAGTTGGTCCATCCTATATACAGGAACTGGCCCGTCAAAAATCCCAGACGGATACTCTTCAAGGTTTGTACAATTATAAAACATGTTTGGCATATATGAAAGATTGCTATTTTCTGTATTAAAACCATTAAATTTTCTAATACTTAAACAACTGTTAAACATAGAGTTTGTATTCGTAGCACTTGTTAAGTCATATACTGGAATATCTGTTAAATCATAACAATTAAGAAACATAGTTGAAAGATTAGTTCCGCTAGAAGTATTAAAATATGGAGCTACTTTCAATTTTCTACATTCCCTAAACATACTTTCAATTCTTGAAGCATTGATATCTTCTGGATTATTAAATGTAACCTTTTCTAAATTTCGGCACTCAGTAAAAAGTCCACCCATACCGTATGTTGCGGTTGTAACATTTGAAAGATTTTCTATTTCAACTTCCCTTAAATTACTACAACTTGAAAAAAGACTATTAACTTCTGTCGCAGATGGCAGGTCTACAGGTGGTACACTTTCAAGGCTTACACAAGTAGCAAACATAGAACGAGCAACAGATACATTGGTCATAGTTGAAAAAAGGTCGCTAGGAACAGATTTTAAACTCAAGCAAGCCGTAAACATTTCTTGCGTACTTGTTGTATTTGAATAATCAATTCCAGAATGAATCTTTTCTAAAGAATAGCAATCCCTATACTCATAATAAGATGTTGTGCTACTAGAGTGGTCAAGATAAGGAATTTCTTTTAAAGCTCTACAATTATAAAAAAAAGCATAAAAGCTAGTATTATTAGAAGTATCATACTGCGGAACACTCCTAAGAGACATACAGCCATTAAACATTCCGCCCATATTTGTTAGGTTGCTTGTGTCAAACCAAGGCGCAGCTTTTAGCTTATTACATGATACAAACATGCTAGATGCGGTAGTTGCGTTAGAAAGAAACCCGGTAGGAACTTCTACTGACTGTAAATTTTTACACTGATAAAAAAGATTTGTAGCGCTTGTTAATTTACAATTACCTATAAGCTTAAACCTTTCCATTATAGTATGTCTTGGATATTGGCTACTGTAATTAGAAAGAATTTCAAGCATATCTGAAGCAATATTTAATTCTAATACGCTAGTAGTATTCGCCTTGTTGTATAATAAGTTATTTCCTTCGTTAGTATAATTTGGACCAAGAAAAAAAGTAGTGAAGAGTCTACATCCACTAACACTATTGTCTATATTTAATAAAGCCTGCCTGCTTAAAATTCCATCTTGAATAAATTCAGTAGACTGATCAAGATCTTCAAATGAATATGTATGATCTATATAAGTAGTATTATTATAGTACCCAGTTAAAAGACCAGAAGTTCCATCTCCCCAGTCAATTGTAGAATAAGTTTTAGAAATTGAAGCATTAACTTCTGTACCAAATAATTGTACACGATATGGAGTTTGAATTCCGCTTGGTATTGCAAGCAAAATACTTATTTTTTCATCCCCAGAATTCATAACTGGCATATCTAACCAATGAGAAGGACGAACCCAAGGCTCAAAACCATCGTTATCTGAAGGCGTAGAATCATCATACGGTTCTATAACCGATATTCTACCCACATTCGTATTACCTACTTTTAGATTTGCCATTAGATTATAACCCAGTTTGAATTATCTGATTGGACTGTCAAAGTTTGGTATTGGGTACTCATAATATAGGAAGTTGATCCATCAATTGTTTGACTACCAATTCCACTAACAATTACAATACCAGTACTAATATTTTTTACATTAAATAATGTTCCTCTATTGCCAACTGCTGTCGGCAAAGAAAGAGTAAGTCCAGAACCAGCAAGCACAGAGTAATCAGTAAGCTGAATTGAAGTACCAGAGTATACAGTTCGTATCGGATACTGTATTGGACCTTCTATTTCCGAATCTGTTATAATGTAGAAAGTAGCTGCATCTGGGGTTATGGCATCATATTCTGCCTGAGTGAGTTGCTTTATATGATTAATCTCATCGCTGGTAATTACTCTTTTACCACTTGCTGTGATATTACCAACTAGTGTTATATTGCTTCCATCATAGGTTAATGTATTATTACCACTTAAAACACCTGAGTTATCAAAAAATGCTATACCGCTTGGTATCCCAGTAGAACTTGAACTTCCAAGTAATCCAGATAGAGTGATAATGTCTTGTTCGTTCTGATCTATTTGTGGTTGTAAATATCCAGAAACAGATGGAGCGTCTGTGATTATATAGAAAGTAGCTGGATCTGGTGTTAAAGCGTCATACTCTGCTTGAGTTAATTGCACGATATAATGAATATCATCACTTGCAACTAATCTGCCACCTGTCGCTGTTATATAACCATCTAAAGATACATTCTGACCGTCAAATGTAAATGAACTATTCCCAGTTACATTACCAAGATCATCAAAGAAATTTATACCGCTAGGAGTTCCCGTTGGTATTAGTCCAGATACAAAACTAATATCGGTAGCAAGACTATCTATACCACTTTGGAAATAACCAGACAATGCAGCATCTTCAGCAGCATCAGTAATTATATAGAATGTTGCAGAGTCAGGAGTTATTGCGTCATATTCAGCCTGTGTTAGCTGCTTAATGTGAAATATTTCATCACTAGTTATGATTCTTTCAGTGGCAGAATAAATTGTTCCTGTAAGATAAATATCTTGACCATTGTACAGAAGTGTATTATTGCCGCTTAGATTTCCAGATCCATCAAAGAAAGATATGCCGCTTGGTGTCCCTGTAGGATTTACACTAGCAAGTAATCCAGAAACAGCCAATATATCTGCATCTGCCTGATCTACTCTAGTCTCAAAATATCCAGAAATCGCTGCGTCTTGTGCCGCTAAGTATCCAGATATGGATGGAGTGTCTGTTATGAAATATATGGTAGCAGAGTCAGGTATAATTGCATCGTATTCTGCCTGAGTCAGTTGTACTATGTGATGAGCTGTAGTACTTGTTATGACTCTTTCACCACTTGCTTCAATATATCCATCTACAAATAGATTCTGTCCATCAAATGTTAATGCACTATTTCCTGTTAGACTTCCACTATCATTAAAGAATGATACGCCGCTAGGAGTTCCTGTCGGATTAACACTAGCCAACAATCCAGACACAGCAAGGATATCAGCATCAGCTTGATCTACCCTTGTTTCAAAGTATCCAGATATAGCCGCATCTTGTGAAGATAGGTAGCCAGATATTGAAGGAGCATCAGTTATAATATAAAATGTAGCAGAATCTGGCGTTATTCCATCATACTCAGCCTGAGTTAATTGTTTGATATGGAATATTTCATCACTTGTTATAACTCTTTCACCGCCAGCATACATTGTTCCTGTCAATAGTATGTTTTGACCGTCATATAGAATTGTCTGATTTCCACTCAAAACACCATCATCACCGAAAAACGGTATGCCACTGATATATCCAACTGGATCAGAAGCACCACTTATGGAAACTGTATTAGTGCCAGTATCATATGAAACAGTTGTTCCACCCAATCCAGTGAATACTACTATATCTCCAGAATATATATTTTCTGTAATAGCACCATCGCTTATTGTCCAGTGATCGTATAGCGATCCAGAGACGGTTGCTAGTCCAGAATTAAGCTCATCAATCTGAGGTTGTAGGTATCCAGACAAAGAAGGAGCATCTGAGATGATATAAAATGTAGCGGGGTCTGGAACTAAGGCATCATATTCAGCTTGAGTAAGTTCAACAATGTGATGAATTTCATTACTTGTTACTGCTCTTCCGCCTGTAGCCTGTATGTAGCCATTTAAAAATATATTTTGACCATCATAAGCAAATGTATTATTGCCAGTTAAAACGCCATTATATCCAAAGAAAGCAACGCCACTTATTGTTCCTACAGGATCGGAAGCACCGCTAATAGATATAATATTGGTTCCAGAATCATATGATACAATCGTACCACCAAGGCCAGTAAATGAAAGTGTTTCACCAGCATAAATATTTTCTGAATTTACTCCGTCACTAACAGTCCAATGGTCATAAAGAAGACCAGATACAGAAGCGATTTGTGACTGTAGATATCCGCTTACTGGTTGTTCTTGACCAGTATATGCTGTCGTTTGAGATATTCCATCAAATATTACAGAGTTACTTCCAACGTCAATATTTTGATTTGTTGTCCAAGCGTTAGTTGAGTCTTTCCAAATCCATTCTTTATCTCCATCAGAAGATTTTAATACTATCCCACCTTCATCAATATAAACATCGCCACTTATAGGACTTCCGCTATTAGAAGCAAGCTCTAGCTGCTTATCAGCGATTGTTACATTTGTACTATGAATATAAGTTAGACTACCACTAACATTCAAATTACCTAGCGTAGTAAGACCACTGAATAAAGCGTTGCCATCTTTATCTATATATGCAACAACACTCGATGGTCCATTCTTCCATTCTTGCAAATTAGCAGACTGTAGACTATCGCCAACAATCGAAATTGGAACTTGATTTGCATCTACTGATTCTATACTTAATTTATTTAGACTGCCGGTTCCACCCATAACAAAAGTAGAACCTATCAAATCAATACCTGAGTCAGCGCTGTAATGTATGATTAAGCCCGATACTGAATTAATATTATTTGTATTAGTTGTTACTCTACTATCTAAATTTCCAGTAGCAGTTTGTAGATTTAAAATGTCAGTATCATTTGTATCTATTTGCCCCTGCAAATATCCTGATGCAGTTGCAATATTTGCTATATTCTGAGTTACTCTTGCATCTAAAATACCTGTTGCTGTTTGCAATTCAGCAATATCGGTATCATTTGTATCAATCTGTCCCTGTAAGTAACCAGAAGCAACTGCTATGTTAGCTATATTTTGAGTGACTCTAGAATCAAGATCACCTGTCGCTGTTTGCAGATCAGATATGTCTGTATCATTACCAGATATTTGAGTCTGTAGGTCGCCACTTATTGTATCTACATAATTAATTGTAGCATAAGGTAGTAAGTTAGCTTGTTGTCCGGTATAGGCAACGGTTTGTGTATTTCCGTCTGGGTATTTTATTCCCCCAGCCCTTATGTCTAATACTTGATTGTTACTATCATATCTCATTCCTGTATTGCTAGATATAATAGCCGCATCACTTCCAGCAATCAAGTCGATAAAAGCGACACCACTTTCTTGGAAGTTTCCAAGAGATTTAACGTCTCCACCTCCAAGTTTAGGCTCACCAACAACAACCAATATTTGACCATTATTAGGATGACTTCTTAAAACATGACCTACTGCTACCTTGTAATTAGGAGCTATCGGAGGAACGCCCGTCAATCCGCCAGATACAAGCTGAGATAAGTAAACCTCGTCACCGTTTAAAAAATCAGAAGTGTCTACTTGTCTAACAATACCGTATGTTGTTATGTATCCAAATGAATTTATTCCAATATTATGTGTTGCAAGACCGATAGTATGCGATCTTTCTTCAGTTGAAGATATTGCTAATGCAACTTCAGGCCAAGTTCCTTGAGCGCCAGTAATGAATACCGCCTGACCGTTTAATATAACAGAGTCTGTGTTGTTTCTTACCCTTAGATATTCTTCTTGACCAAGCTGTAGGGTAATATCAGCTTCATCATTATAAACCGATAATGCTTTTGCTTCATTATCATAAAATATTCTTCCTTCTTTCCATGAAGGAGATTCTGTAATATTAAAATCAATTCCGTCTACATTGTGAGCTATTCTATCACCAGTTGTAGATACAACACCACTGGCAGAATAAGTTACATATACAAATGTATTAGCGTCACCGGGAAGATTTATTAAAGAATCGTTTTGAGAACTTTTAAGAACAGTATCTCTTGAGAGGGTATTTCCGCTATAAGTACCTATGCCAACTTCAAAATCTGATAAATTTTCAATAGTATAAAAAAGCTTATCACCGTCTGAATAGACACCAGAGAAATCAACAAAAGTTGTTATGCTAGAGGTAAAAGTAATATTACCACTACCTGCGGTAGTAGACCTTTGCTTTACTCTATCATAGAGCTTTATTGACATTTATTCTACTCCCTAGAAAAAAACCAGTGGCAGCTAATGTGCCACCACTGGATCATATGCACACAACTTGTCTAAAAAATTAGAATGAGCCTAGAAGGACTCTTCTGTTGTCCAAGACTGCAAAGCCTTGTTCTGCCCAACCGTAGAAACCTGCTCTACGCTGGCGATGAAGTGTGTCGTCTTCAAAGATCTGAAGACCAGCACGAACTGGCATAACAAAACTGTCATTGCTGCTCATATCTAGACCAATAACAATTTCGCCATCACCTGCTGGAAGTGTGCCACCAAGATCGTTCTCATAGAACAATTGGTATTCTTGCTCTTGTCCAAGCTCATCCAAGTCATGCAAGTTCACTTGGAAAATTCTTGTAAGCAAGCCACCTTCTTGAGTGATAAGCTCACGACGTGTGATGTCGTCAACTTCATCAACACCCCAGTTGCGAATGTCTTCAATAGCTTCAGGGCTGACAAAAAGATCTGTCAATTTGCCACGATTGATGGAGCTTGAATTTCCGCCACCGTTACGACGCATTGTGATCTTCATCAAAGAAACCAATCTCTTTGAGAATTGATTTGCAGCAGCGTCTGGGTCGTAAACAAGAATGTTACGATCAACGCCAGCAGATGTCAATGTGTGCCATCCGTCATCGTTCATCTTCTTTGTGAACTGTGAACGCATAACATCCATTGCACGACCAACAACGTCCCAACGTGCGTCACGAGCGTACTTCAAAAGATAGTCGATAGAAGCACCAATGTCATAGGTAGGAACCATGACGTAATCGCCTTCTACATGACGCTCAGGAATACGACCGTGATTAGGAATTGTATAAGCAACGAAGTCTTTCTCAGTTCCGGGAGCGATGAAGTCCAATGGGAATTCACTAGTAGCACCGGGAGCAAGATTAACAACTTCAAAGATACCATCAAGGATATCGCCACTCATAACACCTTTACGAAGAGGTGTTTCCAAAGCCTTTGCTAGTTCTGCAACAGCAGCCAAAGACTCTTCTTTTCTCTTAGAGCCACTCTGCTTTAGAATAGCTTCCATTTCTGGACTATAGTCAAAAGATTTCATTTTTTTCTCCAATTATCAAACGATGTTAATTTCAACTTTAACAAATCCGTCGCTGTCCTTGATACCAAGGAAACGTCCAACTTGCTGGCTGCCGCTTGACTGGCTAGCAGTAACCAAACGACCTTGTGCATCAAAGTGAGCAGCTTCACCAACAATAGGTGTGCCTGACACTTGATCTGTCACAACTGTACCACGGCGAAGCAAAGTAACTTTGCCACCGAGTTGTACTTCATCTTTGTGAGCATTATACTGTTGACGAGTCAAATCAAGATTAACAACGTCATTAAGAATCAAACCCGCAGCGGAATCGCCTGTGCTTGAAACTGTATCAACTTGTGCAAGGGAATCATCCATAGCAGCACCAGAACCACCAGTTAGGTGTGCAACGATAAGACCTCGCTCGATCACAGCATCGCTTTTAAAGAAGCCAATATCTGTGAGATGTTCTACGCGATCACCTTTTAGAGCCATTTTTAATCTCCCAATTATTATAGAATTTTATTTATTTTTTAAGAATATTTTTTTCTACCCACTCTTGGAGACTAGCTCTAGCGGTGGATAATTCATCTTCTTCACTTGAAAAAGCTACGCTGCTTTCATCGGTTTCAGCTTCAACCAATTCGGAAGCTTCAGTCTCTTCGACTTCTTCTTCGGCTTTAGCTTCTTTTTCCTTTTTCTTTTCAATAGCTTCCTTTAATTCAGGAGGCATACCAGCACCAGCTTCTTCGCTTGCCTTTTCTTTTTCTTCTTTCTCTTTCTTCGCCTTTTCTTTATACATTGCTGTAGAAATTGTTTCGACGATTGCAGCGAAAGCGTCATCAGAAAGTTCTGAGAATACTTCGATCTTAGCTTCTGCTTCCTCTTCAGAAAGACCAGCTTCGACCATCATATCCTTGCGATCTTTTTTCTTCTTGTCTTCTTTAATCTTATGCATGTCAGCTTGAATTGTTTCAAGAGCTTCTGATTTCTCAGTCAACTCTGTCTGCAATGCTTCTGACTTTGCAACAGACTCTTCCAACTGTGAAGAAATTTCAGCAGACTTAGACTCAAACTCTGCGACAGTTGCTTCTAATTCTGTGATCTTTTTTTCAAATGCAGAAACGTTTGCCTCTGCAAGTTTTTCATTTAGTGTTTTATTTTCTGCTTGAACAGATGCAAGAGCTTCTTTAAGCTCACTGACCTGATCGTTTAGAAATTGGTTATCAGACATTTTATGTTTCTCCATATCTGAGGCTTTAACTTCAAAATAAAGTTGCTTCTCTGTATTATTTGTTACACCATTACTTTCAAAAAACAAGTTTTTGGTCCTTTTTGCGGAAGCAAACGAAAAAATATGATCCTTATCAAAAATGATACTTTCTGGATTTGCTGGCCTAGCAACAAAACCTTTCCCACTAAAAGTGATATTCCTTAGAACCCTTCCTACCTTATGGTCTTGGTAAACTCCTCTACCACCGTATGCTCTAAGATGTTGAGTCAGAAATGATGTTTCTTCAGATCTTGCAACAACATGACTAGATCCATCGGGGTCTACTACCCCATAGTCAAAGCCTCTAAAAATACACTCCATACTTACAAACTTATCGCCTTCTTCTATTTCAGCAATAAGCTTTTGTGCTCTATCTCTCAAATCTGGATCTTGCCACTGCTTAAATATAACAGAGGAAACCAAAAGGTGAAAATCAGGAAGAGCTGATGGATCAATGTTGTCATCAATCAATTCAAAATTTTCATCTACAGGCCAGCTCTTTATTATATTGCCAACCATTTGCTTTTCGTCATGCTCTAAGTTGGTTGGTTTAAAAACAGGACTGTTGCGAGCTGCCCAGACTTCTTCTTTATCAAAAATGTCATCATTCCTATTCCATGAAGTAGAAACTAGGATTGAATAAACATTGTAAAGATCTGGGTCATCAACAGCAGCAGATGTTATTTCTAGAAGGTCTTCACTAGCCTTAGCTAGATCCATGCCCTTTACTTTATCAAAATCTTTTACTACTGGTGATGTAAATGCAACAGACGCTTGAGAGCGAATCTTTTCTTCTAGACCACATTCACGCTCAAAATCATATACCTTTATATCATTCATAATTTAATTCCCATATTTATAATATACAAAATAGGACACTCTCATATCACGAATTTGCTCTACGGTTAATTTACCTAGCTGTTCTTCTGCTTCTGAAACCCAACTTTCAAATTCTAAATGAATATGAGGTATTGGTTTTTTTGCAGCATGAGCAATCGCATTATTGTCAATAGTTTGTCCTATATCTAGATTACACAAAATCTCAAATTTTACTCGTTCTACGTCCCTAAACTCTTCTGAGTTAAGATTTCTTAGGGATGATTTAGAATAAAAATTCAGTAAGGCTGGGTTTGCCAATTCAGATATTTGATCTTGAGCTTTTTTAGCCCAAATCTCAGCAGAAGCTTTTAGTTTAGGCTGAAATACCCTTTCTTTTCTTGGAGATGAATCATTTGAATTCTTCGGTCTTCCCGGCTCTCCAGAATTATTTTCTTGTTGAGGAGCAGAAGGTTGAGGATTTTTATTTTGTTCTCTTATTTCAACCAAATTCTGTTCGCCTTCCTTCTTTTCTTCTAGTTCTAATCCAACTTCAGAAGGACTACTTACCCCAGTTTGCAAGGCTATCTTTTTCAATCCATATTCTTGATCTACCTGATGATACGGACTAACCTTCTCTTCCTTAGAGCTATTCTCTTTCTGGACTCTTCTATTCTCAATATCTGGAGTAGCTTTAACGTGTCTCTGAACAAACTCGTCACTAATTATGTTTCTATCGGCCATATTAAGAAGTAAGGTAGTCATAGCAGCAGGATCTTCTAAATACATTATATCAAACTCAACGATAGCTGGTTGACGAAAACCCATAGCTTTTTGAACAATTTTTATTTGCTCTTTCCAGAAGTCTATGATTATCTGTCTAACATAGTTAAGTCTTTCAACTAATGTTTTTAATGCAATAAAGTTATTTGTAGTTCCACTAGACCCAAATGTACCTGTAAGAGTAGGAGGTATACCTAGAGCAGAATAAATAGCCATAAGTGTTGGCTTATACTTTTCTTCACCAAGATAAGATTGGATATCGCTGCTTGTTTCTAATAGATCAATATCTGGACCCCAAACAATGTCAATCGTTCCACCACCTACATTCGCCCCCAACATGTCTGCTAAAGTAGATGAAGCGGTTGGTGTAGGTGCTAACTTATGTTCAAGACTACCTATTTTCCAAACTCGTATCTTATTCATAGCTCCGTCTAGAGCAGCCTTATCTGTCAATTGCAATCTTTGATATAGATTTAGTGGCTCAAAAGCAGAGTATGTCATTGGATCAGCCCATGTTTGCCAATCATCTTTTTTATAGTAGAAAATGCTTGTTTTTTCTGGTGGAAGCAAAACCTTTCCGTTTCCGTTTACTGCACGAATAATGTCTGGCGATATCTTGCCAAGAACTTCTTTTGCCGCAGCACCTTCTACGGTGTCTGATGCATTTTGCAATCTTTTGATTTGGTTCTGCAACTGAAGAGGAACACTAAGGGTTAAAACCTTATCTTTTGAAAGATTTGCTAATGGTCCACCAACAGGATCTACAAGAATCGGATCAAGGAAAGTATATCTCCAAGGTATCTCGTTTCTGTTTGTTTCTATTTTGTCAATGTCTGCACTAATGTCACTAGCTGCTATTGACCTTTGCATTTCCGTTCTTTTGTTTTTATTTACTTTTGCAGTATACCATCTTATAGGGACATTAGCTTCTCTAAAGAGAAGATGTCCAAGACGCTCTGAGACTCTTTTACCCTGCACTTCCTCAAACCAATTATTGTAGAATCTTTCAATTCTTTTATTAGGGTGTACAAGTCTTATACCTTGTGCTGCAAAGTCACCCATTAAATCAATAGCATTATGGATGAGTCCAATTCTCCTGTATGCATATCTAGCAAAAGCTATAATGTCTTTTGGTTTTACAGGAGCCGCTTGTCCGGGTCTAAACCAATCAAAATCAGAAGCACGAAGTCCGGGTCTTCCGTCAGCATAATTAGTAAGGCCAGAAAAATCTCTTTGTACGTTTGCTATAGCATGTTCGCCTAAAGATTGACTGTATGTTTCAAAAGCCTTAGTAACTTCAGCCTTATCATCAGAATCCCAACTTACATAAGCGGGTTGTGATGTTATTTGTGCATCTGATATTTTATTGGATGATTTTGGATATTTCATTTTACTCTCACATTAGTTATTGATAATGACTAATATATTATACACCAATACCTATTGATTAGCCTACCCCTGCGATATTATAATCTCCACTTATTTCTCCGTTAGTTATTTTTTATGGTTGTGGATTTATTTCGTCTGGAACAGGACCGCCAACTAAACCGATATATGAACCGCCCCTATATATTCCGCTTTGTTCTGGAATTAATTCTTGTGTTTCAACTGCTTTTTTAGAAACTACCCATATATTTGGATTTGTTGGATTCTCTTCTGCAAATGGATCTATTTCTCTTGGGGTACAATCTAAAAATGAATATCTTTGACAGTCTGTAATAAGTATCATTCTTGGAGTCCCCTGACCGTCTGTACCTGCTATAAGTTCATTTTCACATACAGGACCACCATCATTATTTATCTTAAAGAAGATATCATAGCATACTGCATATGCAGGCAGAAGAGTACGCTCCTGACAACACCCTGAAATATCTAATCCGCAAATAGATGCAGACCATCTACATACAAGACGATTCATATCTGGGAAATAAGTTAGAGGAACGCCACTTATAGGCAAATATGGTCTTCCATCAAATGTTGTACCTGCTACATCTGGATAATCAACACATATATCTTGTGGTAATATAATACCAATATCTGCTGTTCTTTTAGGTATCGCTTCTGGGGCTTTAACCTGTTTCCCAGAAATACAATAATATGCTTCTATAGAAAATTGACCATAAAATGTATCACAAACCCCCTCACTTCCGCTAGATCTTACTACTTGAACATCAGCACTATCTGAAGGAGATGGCCCTAAATCAAGTACTTCTTCTTCAATACCAACTGGGTCTGGCTTGAGTGACAATTCATATGGAAAACACCAACCGCTTCCATTCTGTGAGGTGCAGTTACAACTACAATATTCTGTAGTGTCATTCGGTGGAGCACCACCAAAGATATCATCATAATCTGTCATTTTATAATCTCCAAAAAAAAATCAATACCCATTGATACTTACACCAATAGATATTAATCTCTTCGGATTATTTTTACAGAAGAAGGATTATAGCCAGCAGCCCACTCTTGACCATAATACATGCGATCATCTTCTTTCTTTTTACCAAGAGCATTTGCTACTCTACCAATCACAGCATAAGATGGATTTGGTATTTCACGATGCATTGTTCTGGCTATCATATTAGCAATAACAAGAGCAGAATAGCGGTCTTTCCTCATTCTACCCTTCTTTCCAGTCCCTAGCTTTATCTCTGGAGTGTCAAATTTCTCACGCCCTGATGCTGTTCGACTTACCATAATTGTTGATAACTCCGTCTTCAATTCCTCAATCTCCATAACAACATCTTCAAGCGTGTCATATAATTTTAATGCCGAACTATCTCCAATCTGTTCCTTGAGTTTCTTGAATCTCATTTCGTCTGTCTTCGTCACAAGTCCTAAAGTAGCATTGTCAAATCGAGGGAATAGAATAAATCTGTCTTCCATATCTTTTCTAAGGCCATGATTTGCTTGTGTGGTCCATTCAGCACTTGCAAAGTTTATATACTCTAAAATATGTAAACCGGGAAGTCTATCTGTTTCTTTTTCTTTATCTTCAATAATAGGAAGAATAGCAACTTCATTTAGTGCAGGGTCCATTTTATCTGGATCACGTAAACCTTCGGCAATAGCATATCCACCACCTTGAGAGTCAAGACCTATCTTAACACAAGGGAATACCTGCATAAGATCTCTAATCTTACGAACGCAAAAACCATAATAATCATTAACTTCAGTAAGACCAAGCTTCTTCCTATTTTGGAAATCTTTTTTATTTGTGGTCCAAGAATAAACAACACGCTGATGTTCTTGATGAAGCTCCATAACTATTATTGCAAAGTTATCTACTTCGCTAGCGGGGTCAATACCAAATATATATTTTTTATCAGAACTTCCACGAGTAACAGCATCAAAAGCAGTATCACACCAAGCAGGCCAATTATCTTTTGCTACATTCTTATCATGGGCTACACAAGACTCAATAATAGAACGCTTGAAAAAGCCCTGAGAGTCCTTTGCAAAGCACGCACCGTACTCCATGAGATAAATACCACTATGCATCGTTGCACGCGATCTAGACACCTGCTGATCGTCCATAAAGCCTTCTGGTATAAGCTCGTATGGCATCCTGATTATTGCAAATTCTCTATGATTCAATCGTCTCATATAATCTGGAATATCACTAGCCTCACCATCCTCAATCATCTTTTCTGTTTTTCCACCGCTTTTTATTGTCTTCTGATACTTACGCCAATAATCTGCATAAGGCTCAAAATCGTAACCGGCTGTACCAGATAGTATGGATTGGTTTTTATGTCTTTGGCTAAATGTTTCTTCTTGCTTTTCGGTCCATACACCAGCTTCTTTCATAGCTTTTCTTGTAGCAGCTTCTTTAACATTCCCAGCAGGATCTTTAGAAACAGCAGCAAAACCAGCGACAACTGTCTCGTAGATTTCTACAGGTATAGAGTTAAATTCGTCAGCAATAATTGTATGAGCACGAAGACCACGAATCTTGCTACCATCACCCAAAGGAACAGCTATAGTCCAACTATCATTAACCTTTAGAGTACAGCGGTCAACATCTCTTCTGGGACCGCTAGCATCACTACAGAGGCTTCTAAAGATAGGTGCGTTACGCCATATGACATCCATGTATTCAAAGATAACTTTAGACTGTCTAAATGCAGCACCAACAATAACAATCTTAGATCCGGGTATCAACAAACATCTCAGTGTTGAATAAACGGCTAAAAGAAATGATTTACCAAAACCACGACTAGCTATATACATAGGGAATGATTTGCTCCAAAGCTCTTGAAGAATAACAACTTGCTCTGGAAGTAAATCTATATTTAATAATTGCTTAACGGTCCAATGTAAATACTTTGGATTACGCATTATTTTTAAAACATGAAGATGGAAATTATTCTGTTCCCAGTCACCCAAATCAAGCAACGGGTTTTTTAAATCCTTAACATCTTCTTTCTTTAGCCTTAACCAAGCGTAATCATAATCTTCTACATCGTAACTCATGAGCTTTCTTTAATATCCTATATGCTACTTGTTCTGCTCTATATCTATTTCCACAAGCAAGAACATGAATATTATAGTCATCTCTTGCAGTATGAATAACCTTTCTGATATATGCAGCGGGTATTCTTAATTTCTTTCTTACATGAGATGGAACCTTTGCTGATCTAGGATAGCTATCCACAGCGTTCCAATCAAACTCAAATAAAATATACGCATGTTTAACTTCCGACATTCTTTTCATACAATTCTGCCATCTCTTCTCTATACAGTTATGAGCAAATTCATCAATAGAATGTTTTCGTTCTATACAAATATAGTCACCAAGCCCCTGAATAGTATAATCTCCTGCATTTACTTTATCTACTATTGTACCATCACAATAAGCATCTTGAGCAAAAGACCAGCCAAATTCAGGCTTTTCTCGCGTATCTCTTATTACTGTAAATTTATCATTTTCCATTGTTGTATTTCTTTATTTTATCTAGCATTTGCCATTCGAGTATTTTCATGAAAAAAGTTTCGTATTCAACTTCTTTCCCCTTAACACTGTCATGGCACTTCTTGCAAAGAGTAATGCCATTTGCTGTCACATATCTCATACCGGGATAACTAGCCCAAGTTTTGATATGATGAATTTGTATTCTATGACGTGAACAACATCCGGGCCACTGACATTGATAATTGTCTCGCTTTTTGATATCCTCACGCCATTTGGTATATTCTGGACTTTTATAATTCCTAGAATCTTTTGAATATGATTTTGGTGTGTTAGTTTTGTTGTATCTCTTCTTGCTGTACGGGTTGTAGCGGCGTTTCTTCTTTGCCATTTATATCTCTCCGAACCATTTGAGTTACTAGATCTTTAAATGATACCTTTGGTTCCCAGTTCAATACTTCTTTTGCTTTACTGGGATTGCCTTTAAGGTACTCAACCTCTGATGGTCGATAAAATTTTGGATCAATAACAATATATGGTTCAAAGTCGTCAATACCGATTTCATTGAAAGCCTCGTTTAAAAAGTCACGAACGGAATAAGTCTTTCCTGTAGCTATAACAAGATCCTCTGGTACGTCCCTTTGTAGCATAAGCCACATAGCCTCAACGTAATCTTTTGCATGACCCCAATCGCGATAAGCATCTATATTGCCTAAGCGAAGTTTTGGAAACGACTCTTGTCTTCCAGAAGCAAAAAGAATATCTAGTTCACCAGAATCACTAAGATTCTCATGCGTTAGATTCATTTCTTTAAGCCATCTTGAGAACTCTCCAATCCATTTAGTGATCTTGCGAGTTACAAAGTTCTCGCCTCGACGCTCACTTTCATGATTGAATAAAATACCGCAACTAGCATGTAAGCCGTAGCCTTCCCTGTATATCCTAACCATATGATGAGCAGCTAATTTAGCAGCGGCATATGGACTTTGTGGCATAAAGGCTGTATCTTCGTCTTGGTATTTTTCAAATTCACAAACAGAATCAGCTTCCAAGTCATCTATAGTGATACTGCCAAGTACATTTTCCAAAGCCCTACTTGGTCGCTTTTTTTCGGTAAAGTTCTTTCCAAAAAGCTCGCTGGTAGAAGCCTGATAAAAACGTGCATCTGGACAATATCGACGTATAGCCTGCAAAAAATAAGTTGGCCCTAAAGCATCTACCTGAAAAGTATAGTCTGGTTGCTCAAAAGATGTCCCAACGTGAGACTGTGCTGCTAGATTATAAATCTCGTCAGGTTTATACTTATCTACAATAGAATACACCGATCCAGAATCAGAAACTTCACCTTCTACTATTTTTATTTTGTGCTTTATATGATTAATTCTATCATAATTAGACGTACTTGACCTTCTAACAATACCTATAACATCATAACCTTTAGATAAAAGTAATTCAGCCAAGTAAGAACCATCTTGTCCGGTAATGCCAGTAATTAACGCCTTCTTCATTTACACTCTCCTTATTTCAGCTTCTCCTGAAGCTTCTAGCTCTGCTTTTGAAATTAATGAATTGTCCTGTTTAGTATTAAGTAGATCAAGAGTTTGAACTAGTACATCCAGAGCTAATTCTGAAGAACAATAATCCCGAACAAATGATTTACCTGCTTCCGCTATATCTAACTGTGCTTGTGGGTTAGTCTCTAAGTAATTATATGCTTGTAGTAGTTCTTGTATATCTACTTCTAGGAAATGTTTATTAGGATTTAATAAAGGATAAAACCATTCCTTCCAATTATGGCGTGGATTCCTGATTTTTAGAGGTACGCAGTTTGCACTCATCTGCCAAGGTAGTCTTGCCCAAGCACACGAATGACCATCTACACATATCTGATACTTGTGTTTGATCTGCTCTTCTATCTCTATTTTTTGATGTTGATTAATAATAAAATCATCGGGTATATTAGGATAGGTAGTTTTTAAAGATTTTAAAATGTTGTCCCAATAGTCGTCGTCAGATTGCGGCGGTCTTAAAAGACGGCACCATGCATCATCACATTCTGCCAATTCAGATGCAACTCTTGCCCGCATATTAATATCCATGAGTTCAGTATTGCCGGTTAGAGATCCGATGAAGCACATCTTGTTTGTTTTTGTATGAAGTGGTCCATCAAATGCTCTTACTCTGTCTACTTCCCAGTGACCAATTAGATTGTTCGGGGACGGCATTAATATATTGGTAGAGAAAGCGGTCTTGCTAAACACCAAGCATGGAATCTCTTGCAGAGGATCGTCAGAGGTATCTGAAAAGCAAACAGGTATTGTAAAATCCCAATTGTTTACAATCTCTGGATATTTCTTTCTTGCATCATCAACATAAGCGGCAAGCAATCGCGAACGTATATTTACAATCTTTTTAGAGTCAATCAGCTCTCTGTTTTTGATTATCTGCAAATCACCACTTTTAAAGCGAACTATTAGATCGCTAACGCCGAGCTTATAATTATTAACTATATAGTCGGTGCTGAAATTTTTAAAGCTTGCTGTTTCATCCTCGATTAGCCGATATATCTCATCGGACACTATCTTAGTCATCTGTATCCCCTATAACTGTATCTGAGTTGAGTAATGGTTGATCTACTTCACCATCTTCGTATTCATGGAAGTCGGATAGCCTTGCTCTAGCTTTATCGGCAGCAATCGCTTGAACCGCCATATCAAACCCTTCTGCTTCGCGGGCTTCCAAATTATCTAGTTCGCGCATCCACATACTAAAGTTAGTTTTAGCGTCGTCGGCTACACGTTTTCTTTGCTCTCTTGTTCCTTTAAGATCTTTTAGGTATCTTTCCTTTTTTGTTAGAAGCTTTTCATGTTCATTAATGTATGAACCTTTGCTTCCAATAAGCGCACCTAGCTGTGTTTGAAACATGGCTATTGCCTGAGTGTCTTGCATATCTTCTGGTTTGTTCATCTCTGTATCAATGGCTTCATTGAGACGTTCAATGTTTTCCATGATTTCTTGACGATCTT